GAATGAAAGGGACAAAGATGCACGAACTGAATATCTTATTGAAGCGAAAAGAATGGGGATTAGCATTAAACTACCTCACATTAACGATTCGGATATTGATTTTAAAATTGAGGGCAAAGGCATTCGGTTTGGACTCTCGGGGATCAAGTTTATCTCTGATAAGATTGCAGAACGATATATATCGGCACGACCTTTTAAGTCTTTCGAGGAAGTTAAAACCTTTACATTTACAAAAGGTAATGGAGTCAACAGCAGAGCACTAGAGGCATTAAGAGTTATTGGTGCTGCTACATTTCCAGATAATCCAAGAAACGATAATGAAATTCGTGAAAACCTATATGAGTATTTAGGTTTGCCAGAATTTACACAAACAGTTCCTTCGCATTATCATGCTTTTATCAATCAAGTAGAAGACTTTGAAGAAAAAGGATCGTTTATTCTTATGGGAATGGTAAAAGGAATTAAACGAGGAAAAGGTTGGTCTCGTGTTGAAATATTAGACAAAACAGGAAGTATTGGTGTATTTGATGAAGAACAAACCACAATTGAGGCTGGACGAAGTTATATTGCACTCTGTTCTGATAACAGAATTGTTAGTGCTGTTCCTGTGGACGAGATAAAAGGATCTGATTCTGCTTTAGTTAAATTCTTAAACTACAGGATGTTGCCATATAAGGATGACGAATTATTTGTGGTATCCTTTAAACCTAGGATAACGAAAGCAGGGAAAAAGATGGCTTCTCTAACTCTAGCAGACACATCTAGAGAACTTCATCCAGTAACAGTATTTCCTACTGCATTTGCTAAAGCATATATGAAGATTGAAGAAGGACACGCATATAAATTTGAATTAGGTAAAACTAAAGACGGTACAGTAATATTGGAGGATATAAATGTCGGTTAGTCTTGAAGATGTATTAGCACAACTAAATCCTAAATTAAGAAAGAGCATTCTTGTAGGAGATGAAGTTCCTAAAACAGAATATGCTACAACTCCAAGTTTTGGACTAAACCGTGCATTAAATGGTGGATTACCGTATGGCAGACAAGTTCTTGTTTGGGGTAGCAAGTCAAGTGCAAAATCATCTTTATGCCTTCAAACAATTGCATTAGCACAAAAAGAGGGAAAGGTATGTGCATGGATAGATGCAGAAATGTCATACGACAAAGATTGGGCAGAAAAGTTAGGTGTAGATACTTCAAAATTAATTGTTTCACAAGCAAGAACTATTAATGAAATGGTAGATGTTGGAGTAAATCTAATTGAGGCTGGAGTTGACATAATTGTTGTTGACTCAATTACTTCTTTGCTTCCAGCAATTTATTTTGAAAAAGATTCATCAGAATTAAAGCAATTAGAAAATACAAAACAAATTGGTGCAGAGTCTCGTGACTTCAGCAATGCTTGGAAAATGCTCAACTATGCAAATAATAAGGTTAAGCCAACATTGTTAATTCTTATTTCTCAATCCAGAAATAACATTAATGCAATGTATACAAGCCAACAACCAACTGGTGGTCAGGCTACTAAATTTTATTCATCAACTGTAATAAAACTGTTTTCATCTGAATCAGATAATCAGGCATTGAAAGGAAAAATATATGTTGGTGACAAGGCTATTGAAGAAAAGATTGGTAGAAAGATTAGATGGGAACTCCAGTTTTCCAAAACCTCTCCTGCATTTCAGTCTGGCGAGTATGATTTCTATTTTAGAGGCGATAACTTGGGCATTGATGGGGTCGCTGATCTTGTTGACACTGCTGAACTTGTTGGCATAGTTGAAAGAACTGGCGCATGGTATTTACTTCCAGATGGCTCAAAAGTTCAGGGTAGAGAGGGATTTGTTAATCGTGTAAGAGAGGATCTTGATCTACAAAAAATGATTAAGGATAAAATAGGTGAGTAAATATACCATTTACGAAGGAAAATTTCCTTGTAAAATTTGTAAAGAAGAAGTAAAAACTCTTCGTCTTTATGCAGATACTGGAATGTCTTCTTGGATGTGTTCTAAAAAACATTTATCTGAAAGTCAATTATTTAAAGTAGGATATAAAAAGGCTAAAAGACATGAGTGAAAAAAATGAAAGCAAAAGGATAGGTGCAAAACAACACAAAAATTCTGGTAGAAATACTCATAAAGGTGACGCCACCTGGAATAACTTTACAGTAGATTTTAAAGAAGTTGGAAAATCATTTACAATCAATAAGGACGTATGGGCAAAAGTGGTAACAGATGCTATTAAAAATGGTAATGACCCAGCAATTATTGTTATTATTGGAGATGGAAACAATAAGATTAGATTGGCTATAACTGAATTTGCTATATTAGAACAACTAGTGGATGGTGTATAATAGATATATGGAAACAATGGAACAAATAGAAAATATTATAGTAGACAATGTTTTAAGTGATGAAGATATAAAAAATATTTATGATATAGTCAATTCTACAGATTTTGAGACAACTATTGTTCAACGCTCAATGGGGCATAGAGCATATCTCGTATCTTTGGGAGAAGACATAAGGCTTAAACTTGAAAAAACAATTCAAGATATATATGGACAAGACTGGATCTTAAACGCATATCAGTTTGCAAGATATACCACCGAATGGGGATATCAATTAAAACTATATCCACATTTTGATGACGCTTTTGAAGATCATAAACTAACTTTTGATGTTCAAATAAAAGGAACAAAGCCATGGCCAATAGTTATAGAAGGAAACCCTATAACATTAAAAAATAATCAGGGATTGGTGTTTTCAGGTACAGATCAAATACACTGGCGTGAGTATTTAGATTTTGACAGCAATGATTATTTTGATATGATTTTTTGTCATTTTACTAAAGTAAATGATCCAAGAGGAAAAGTTACCAAAGAGTGGATCGATAAAATGTCAATTAAAGAAAAATATTGGAAAGAAAAGTGCAATATTCCTGAAGAGGCCATAGAGTTATGAATGATACAGTTTCAAATCAAACAACATTAGAAATGATTAATGGTCTTTCAGAAATATCAGATTATATGGAAGATGAAGAACTTACTGTTGCGCTAACTACAATAGCCAAATTAATATTGAAGCCAGATATTCCTATGAATGTTGCTACATTAGAGATAGTAAGATTACAGGCTATAGCATCAAAAATGTCATTAAGGGCAACTTGGATGGCAAATGTTGACAAGTCTAATAGAAATAAAAAAAATTTATATTATACAGCAGCAGAATCTATCAATAATCTTGTTTCTGCACTAAAATATATAACTAGATGATATCTGATATAATTAACTAAAATTAAGGATAAAAAATGACAAAAAATTTATTACAGCAAGTTATGATAAAAGATGCAGGTAAAAAGAAAAGTAATTATCCAGAAGAGGATACTAGTTTTATAGAGGGCTTAATTCAAAAAATAGAGTCTGGATATCTTACAAAAACAAAACCAAGGTTTAGTAAAAAAACAAACTTTTCTGCATCAGCGCTAACATATGGTGCTGGAGAATGTCCAAGATATTGGTTCTTGGCTTTTGATGGGCAGGTTCATCATGATAATTCAGATGCATATGGTGTTGCAAACAGAACAAATGGAACGTTAGGCCATGAAAGAATTCAAGAAGCAATCAAAGACGCTGGCCTTCTTGATGAAACAATGGAGATGGATACAATCCCACGTAAGTATAATAAGCAGACTCATCCAGCAATGGAGTTTAGAGTTAAAACAGAAGACCCTCCTTTTGATGGTTACGGCGACGTTATGCTTAACTATAATGGAGAAAGACTAGTTGGTGAAATTAAAACAATTACTAACGAAGGATTTGAATATAAAAAGAATAGCAGAAAGCCTAAGATGGGTCATCTTATGCAGTTGCTAATATATATGAAGGTTTGGAAAATTGGTAAAGGCGTAATGATTTATGAAAATAAAAATAATCATGAGTTATTAACTTTACCTGTAGTAGTAAATGATCATTACCGTCGGTGGGTAGACCAGGCATTTGATTGGATGAGGGAAGTTTATAAGGCTTGGCAGGAAAGAAATTTGCCACAGAAGCCTTATAGGTCAAACTCTAAAATTTGTAAAGTATGTCCAATTCAAAAAGCATGTGCTGAAGCAGAGACAGGGGTAATTAAACTTAGACCTCTGGAGTTGCTAGAAGATGAAAAATTGTAAATGGTGTGATCATAATTTTGAATCATTAATTTCTTATCAAATATATTGTTCTGAAAAGTGTAGAGATTCTGCTACTAAAGAAAAAATAGCACAACGATATATACAAACTAGAAGACAGAAAAGAAAAGGAAAGAATCGTGTTTGTAAGAAATGTAATGAAAAACTTTCTATATACAATGACGATCCATTATGTACAAAATGTAACATTAACCCAAATCAGGTTAAAAGAGCATTGAAAGATATAAAAAATAAAACAAATGATAAACGAAAATAATTTACCTATTACAATTTGTTCTATTGATGCAAGTACAACTAGTCTTGCATTTGCATTGTTTAATGCACAAGAAAAAACATTAGGCGTTGTCGGTAAAATAAAATTTGATGGCAAAAATATTTATGAAAAAGTTATGGATGCTGGTAAAAAAACAAAAGCATTTTTTGATTACTATGGGGGGTTTGAGGCAATTGTAATTGAGCATACAGTGTTTATGAATAGTCCTAAAACTGCTGCAGATCTTGCGTTAGTCCAAGGAGCCATACTTGGAGCAGCAGGTCAATCAGCAACAACAATAATAGGAAAGGTATCTCCAATTACCTGGCAAAATTATATTGGTAATAAAAAATTAACTAAAGAAGAGCAGTTAACTATAAGATCTAAAAATCCTGGAAAATCAGATTCTTGGTATAAAACATATGAGCGTAACTTTAGAAAAGAAAGAACAATGAAATTAATAGATATTATTTATGACAGAACTATTAATGATAATGATGTTGCAGACGCATGTGGAATAGGTCATTGGGCTGTAAATAATTGGGAAAAGGCTGTTGGATTTGACAAGGAGTGACTATGGGTGCTAAACTGTATACAAATGAACTATGGCTTAAAAAAAGATATCATATTGATAAAAAATCTCCAGAGGCTATAGCAAAAGAATGTGGGGTTAGCGTGGAAACTATTTATGTATACCTTGCTAAATTTGGGCTAAGGAAGTCAAAGCGATGAATCCAGTATTTTCAGATGTCAATAATTTTAGATGTGATGACTTATACTTGCTTACAGTAGGCACATCTGCTGGCAAAGAGATATATGAATCTTGTCATGAAATTGCACATATGCTTATTAAAAAGAACATAGCATATGGAAATTCTGCATTAGAGCCAGTTCGTATTTTTAGTAGAGCAGACGCAAGAGAACAACTACATGTTCGTATTGACGATAAGTTAAGCAGAATAATGAAGGGCACATCGTATGTCGGAGATAATGATATTGATGATCTTATCGGTTATCTTGTTTTATTAAAAATAGCAAAGGCAAAAGAATTAGAAAGAAGAGAGGCCTATGGTCATGTCGACTGAAGAAGACTTAGTTAAACATTTGGATGAAATAAACGTCGTAGTTGGAGAATATCTAAAAGGAAATGATCCTACAAAAATTTCTAAAGATCTTGCAATACCACGCACTCGTGTAGTACAACATATCAATGAGTGGAAAGTTATGGCTTCAGCAAATGATGCAATTCGTGCTCGTGCTAAAGAGGCCCTTGCAGTTGCAGATACACATTATAATAAATTAATTGCAAAGTCTTACGAGGTGATTGATGAGGCATCATTAACTAATAATCTTGGGGCAAAGACCCAAGCAATTAAACTAGTTATGGATATTGAGTCTAAGAGAATTGATATGCTACAAAAAGCAGGTTTGCTTGAGAATAAAGAACTTGCAGAAGAGATGCTACAAATAGAAAAAAAGCAAGAAGTGCTTATGGCAATTTTAAGGGATATTGCTTCTGAGTACCCACAGATTCGTGATGAGATTATGCGTAGACTTTCTGATGTTGCCAAAAAGGACGAAGTGATTACAATTGTCCACAATGTTTGATGATTTTTTAGAAGCGCTTGCTGATAATAATTTTGAAGAAACTCCAGTAGATGCAAAAACATTTGTAGAGTCTCTAGATTATTTAGGTCAGCCAGGATTATCAGATATTCAATATAATATTGTTGAAGCAATGAGTCAAATATATAGAAAAGAAGATCTTCAATCAATTATGGGAGAAGAAGAAGGTGCAAGGTACTATGAAAAATATACAAAAAATGAAATCATTTTACAACTTGGCAAAGGTAGCGGTAAAGATTTCACCTCTACTGTGGCTTGTGCTTATATTGTATACAAACTACTTTGTCTTAAAGACCCTGCAAAGTACTTCGGAAAACCATCTGGAGACGCTATAGATTTAATTAATGTTGCTATTAATGCACAACAAGCAAAAAATGTTTTCTTTAAAGGCTTTAAATCAAAGATTGAGAGGTCACCTTGGTTTGCTGGTAAGTATGAAGCAAAAGTTGACTCTATTAGTTTTGATAAGTCAGTAACTGTTTATTCTGGACACTCAGAACGTGAATCTCATGAGGGTTTAAATCTTTTACTTGCAGTTCTTGATGAGATCTCTGGGTTTGCATCAGAAGTTGCAACTGGAAATGAACAAGGAAAGACTGCAGATAATATATATAAAGCGTTTCGTGGCTCAGTAGATTCTAGATTTCCTGATCTTGGAAAGGTAGTTCTTCTTTCATTCCCACGATATAATGGAGACTTTATTTCTGAACGATATGAAGCAGTAATTGCTGACAAAGAAGTAGTAACAAAGAGCCATAGATTTATTATTAATCCACTATTGCCAGAAGACGATAAGGATAATTGGTTTGAAATTACATGGGATGAAGATCATATAAAGTCTTATAAGTATCCTGGAGTATTTGGTTTAAAAAGACCCACATGGGAAGTTAATCCAACTAGAAAGATTGATGATTTTAAGATTGCTTTCATGACAGATCTTGGCGATGCAATGATGCGTTTTGCTTGTGTCCCTACATATGCCTCTGATGCATTTTTTAAGCAGGCAGACAAAGTAAGAGCCTGTATGAGCATTAGAAATCCTCTTGATACTTTTAGAAGGTTTGAAGAAAACTTTAAACCAGATCCAGAAAAGATTTATTTTGTTCATGCTGATCTTGCACAAAAGCATGACAAGTGTGCAGTAGCAATTGCACATGTTGAGAAGTGGGTTAACGTTCAAGTAATTAAAGACTATGAACAGATATCCCCAGTAGTAGTTGTTGACGCTGTAGCATGGTGGGAGCCAAAGGTAGAGGGTCCAGTAAATCTGTCTGAGGTAAAGCAATGGATACAAAACCTACGCAGACTTGGATTTAATATAGGTTTAGTAACATTTGACAGATGGCAGTCATTTGATATTCAAAATGAATTACAGGCGGTAGGCATGAGAACAGAAACTGTGTCTGTTTCCAAGAAACACTATGAGGATATGGCTATGCTTGTATATGAAGAAAGACTTGCTATGCCTGCCATCGAACTTTTGTTTGAGGAATTAACAGAACTTAAGATTATGAAAAATGATAAGGTAGATCACCCACGTAAAAAATCAAAGGACTTGGCTGATGCTGTGTGTGGCTCTATTTTCGGTGCTATTTCTCATACCCCTAGAGATCAAAACCTTGAAGTTGAAGTTCATACATTTAAGGATAAGCCACGCAGAATTGACACGCTTCCTGAGAACGTGATACAATATAAGCCTAGTCAAATAGAAGACATAAAAGACTATTTGGATAGACTAAAAACAATATAAATAAAATGAATATACAAGGAGAAAAATGAATTCATTAAAGAAAATCGCTCTAGCCGTGGTTGCAGCCATGACTACCGCAACAATCGTGGCTTCGCCTGCAAGCGCAGCCGTAATGACAGTCGCTGTATCACTTGACGGAACTGCTAATACAACAGCATCCGCAATTGCTACACCTGCATCATTGCCAGTACCAGCAGACAACACAGTTGACGCTGCTGACGCACTCAAGTTTGTTGCAACAGTTGATACAGGAACATCAGTAACTGTAGCAACAACAAATGCAACAATTGTTTCTGCATTGCACACATCTGCTGCACCAGTATCTGCATCATCAGGATCTTCATCTTTGACAATTGCAACTGGAACAGGAACAACTGCAACATTTTGGGTTTATACAAAGACAACTGCAATTGGTACTGTAACAATTACCAATCAGGGAACAACCCTAACATATTATGTACAAGGAACTGCAGGAAAGATTAACACTCTTGCACTTTCTGCTGCTGATGCGGGAACAACTTCAAGCGTTGTAACTGCAACAGTAACAGCAACAGACGTATTTGGTAACAAGGTATCAGGTAAGGGTCTAACAGCACTTGTTGTTGGTGGAACTCTTGATACAACTACTGCTACAACTGGCGCTACTTTGACTAACTTTGGTCAAGCAGACTTCAAGGTAACACTGCCAACAACTGGTTCTTCAACCCTTGTTGTATCTGTTACAAACTCATCTGATGTTGCATCTGTTGTAACAGGTTTCAACACAGTAACTTCAAGCGTAGTCAAGACAATCACAGTTCGTGATCTTCTTGGAGAACTTGCTGCTGAAAAGGCTGCTAAGGATGCTGCTATTGCTGCTAAGGCTGCAGTAGATGCTGCTCTTGCTAAGGCTGTAGCAGACGCTGCTACTGCTGCTGCTAAGGCTACTGCTGATGCTGTTGCTGCTAAGGCTGCTGCAGATGCTGACAAGGCTGCTGCTGTAAAGGCAGAAGTCGATAAGGCTGCTGCTGCTGCAAAGGTTGCATCAGATGCAAGCGCTTCTAAGGATGCAGAAATTGCAAAGTTAAAAGCAGACCTTGCTACTGCAATTAAAGGAATTGCAGATACAAAGAAGATTGCAAATGCTGCAATTGCATTAGCAAACAAGTCATTGCCTAAGAGCAAGAGACTACCTTTGATTAAGTAATTAATACTTAAAAAGATTGGGAGTCAGGAAACTGGCTCCCTTTTCTTTTATAATAAAATGATATAATCATCTTATTATTTGTTGGAGGAAAGGAAAATAAAAAGACTAATACGCATAGCACTAGCCAGTTTCTTGGCCTTTGGTTGGCTTATAGTGGCTCCTACAGAGGCTAACTCTGATGATCCAATAGCAATTGCTGCCCAAGAAATACAAGACCTTAAAGACAGCGTAGAAGATCTTAATTATAAAGATGAGTTTAATAATTTAATAAATATAGCAGAAGAAAAATATAATGATGCCATACAGGCTAAACAAGATAGAGATAATGCATACGATATATATGACTCTGCGGTAATAACAGAAGCCACGGCAGTTGAAGAAAAAACATTAGCCCAATCAGCAGTAGATGGACAAACAGTAACAGTTGCTACAGCATTACAAGATAAAAATGATGCACAAGACGCCTTAGATATAGCCAATTTAAATGTTCAAACAACACAAGCAGCAATTTCAAATGCTGGTAATTCAGGATTACAATATACAGTATATTATCTTACAAGAGGGTTTGGTGGAGTAGCAATTCCAAGCGGTGTTATATGTACTGGAGTTTGGAATTCAAATTCAATGCAGCCACCAGTATGCGGTAGATATGAAGATTTTATAGTTAAATTTACTGGAACCATTACTGTTCCCTCTCATTGGACCTCAACATATTTTGCAGGGTATACAGATGATGGATTTAAAATGTATATTAATGGACAACTTGCAGTAAATAACTGGGTGGAACAGGGAGTTAGATGGAGTTCGTACTCTCCAGTTTATGATGTTAGCCAAGATAAAACTTTAGATGTAGAAATTTGGTGGTATAACGGAGGAGGCCCAGGATACTATCATCTTGGATGGGCAATTCCTGGAGGTTGGACTGGAGCAGGTTGCGATTATACTGGTGGATGGGGGGTAGGATTTAGTTGTAATCTTAATACATTTTCATATGGATCTGGTGCAACACAAGCACAAATAGATGCATATAATGAGGCAGTATCAGCACAACAAACAGCACAAAACAATTATAATAATAAACTTAGTACATATAATTCTGAAGTTCAAAACCTCACAACATTAAATCAAAACCTAACAACCGCTACACAAAACCTAACAACAGCACAACAAAACCTAACAGATGCTTTGGCTGCAAAAAATAATGCTATTTCTGTTTATAATCAAGCAATTATTGATATGGATAATGCAATACAAAATGCTTGGGATTATTATGATGAGCAATTAGAAAGAGAAATACAAATTGCTATTGCTCAGGCAGCAGCAAATGCTGCAGCGAATCAACCAACACCTGTAGCAAGTCCAGACCCTGAGCCAACTGTAGAACCAACTCCAGAGCCAACCGTAGAGCCAACACCTGAACCTACAGTAGAACCAACCCCTGAACCTACACCAGAACCAGAACCAACTCCTGAACCTACAATAGATCCAACTCCAGAGCCAGAGCCAACACCAGAACCAGAACCAACTATAGAGCCTACGCCAGAGCCTACTACTGATCCAACTCCTGAACCTACTCCTGGACCTGAACCAACACCAGAGCCAACCCCTGAAATAGATGATGAAATAAAAGAATTAATTCCTGAAAAGGGTACAGGAACAGCAGAAGATTTATCTGGAGTTATTGCTAATCTTACAAGCAAAGATAATAAGTTAGTTACACTTTCACCTGAGCAAGTGGCAGCAGTTAGCCAAACCCTTAAGTCTTTGACCCAAGAAGCAAAGGCAGAGGTAGCGCAAGACTTAGGTATCAAGGCATCAGAAGTTGAAAAGATTGCAGAGGCAATGAAGTCTGATCCAGAAATTGCTACAGCGTTTGTAGAGTTTGAAAGCAGAGCAGCAGAAGCGGGGGATTCAGCAATGCCATTTACATTAGCAGACGCTATCACTGAAGTACAAACAGAAGCGTTTTTAGCAGACCCACTTGGGACATTAACAGATATAGATTTTGAAAAAGTACTAAGTCCTACAGAATGGGGTAAGGATATGACAGATGATCAAAGAGAGAAGGTTCAAGAGGTAGTCATTCCTGTTATTTTGGTAGGAAATATTGTTAGTTCAGTTATGTCACTAAGGAGGTTATAATATGAACATGATTAAAAGGATAATTAAGGGGCTTCTTAAGTGGTTTAAGGCTGCTGTAATTGAGAGTATTGCCCAAATATTCACCATTCTTGGCTTCTTTATTGCTTGGCTTACCCTTACAGGTACCGCCCAGCAGGTAGTGGGGGTAGCCACATTAATATCAATAGCCCTATGGCTTATTACCATCCCTCTTCGTGAAGATAAAGAATAATATATTGGTATAATGCTAATATGAGAATTCGTCATATTTTACTATCGTGTATACTTGTATTAGGCCTTAGTGGCTGTGGGTATGACGGTCACTATCGTTATCCTTGCCAGGATCCAGCAAACTGGGAAAAGGCAGAATGTAATCCACCATTGTGTGAGGCTACAGGAACTTGTACAAAAGACTTGATAGGAAAACAGGATGAGTAAGCAAAG